TTGACTGTTTCCAACTTGATGGCCCAATTTCATGCCTTCTAACTGTTGTTTAGCCAATAAAGTTTCTTTATCCACCTTCACTTTGGCCCCGATTTGCATGCCAGCAATCTCTTTCTGAGCTGCAATTCGTTGTTTTTCAATCTCAATCTGGTCAGCCTTGGCCGTGGCTTCCATGTCCAGCTTCTTCTGCTTGATGTCGATCTCCTGCGCTTTGAGCTGAAGTTCTTTCATCTGCATTTGGATCACTGGATCGTTCTGAGCCTGTTGAGCTTGTTGTGCCGCAACCGCTGTTTGGTTCTGATTGAGGATTTGTTGAGCCGCAGGAACCGCCATTCTTGTGATTTGCATCTCTTGTTCGGGTGACATTTTGAAATCATCATCATCCCCAAACGGTATAGGCATGCCCATCTTCTGAATGATCTGTCTCTTGTACTCCAACCCTACGTGCTCTGTAATGTGCGCCTGTAATGCCGCCAAAATCGCTGGAGCCTGTGGGTTTTGACCAATGACTTGCTTGATTTTGGGGTCATTAATAGCCGCCATGTGGATCTGAATATGCGCTTGGTGGTCCTGATAGGGGAAAGCCTTCAAAGGTTTGTTCTTCAAAGCGTCCACATTCTCAGAAACCGCATCCACTGGCTTCATATCGTCAGGCATGGGGACCAATTTCTCCGCATTCTTGATCCCGATCACCTCCAACATCTGTCTATGCAGGAAAGGAAGGTTATAAAGCTGTGGAGCTGTCTGTGAAAGCTGTAAAACCGCCTGATATTGCACCACTTTTTGGCTCATTGTGGCCGCATTTGGGTCGCTCACAGGGATGATATTGACCATTTCATAGTCAGATTTACGGGCTTTCCTCGATCCTGTATCGGGTTCATAGGAATAGTCAGCTGGCGCAAAGTCTGCAATGATTTCTTTCAGCAATCCAAACTCTTGCTTCATTGAATAGTGAATTCGTGCTTGAATAGCGCTCATCACCTTCAATGTTCTTTCCAAAATCGCCAGCGTAGTACCCACTGGTGACTCAGAAGACATGTCAGATACCTTCATGTCCCCACTGGAAGCAAACTTTCTAGCCTCGTCCACAATGTTTTGAAGCAATGTGTACAAAACTTGACTGGGTTCCTTATAGGGAAGAGGCATGATGTTGTCTTTCATCGTGCCACTTGGGACGTCTACATCCCTAAATTCCCCTGGGGCTATCGGTGTATCGTCTCCTTTGACCCTCAATCCCCTTGTCTTAAATCCGCCAGGCAAATTAGACAATGACCCTGCGTCTACAAGCTGCCTGAGAATTGAAGTGCCAGACTTAGCAAAAGCTCCGAGAAGATGAATAAGACCAAAATGATAAAAACCAAAGCCAGGAATGTACCCATAATGGACGAAATGCTGTCTCTTTTGGAATGTTTTGTCATTGGGTCTCCAATTTCTTCTAATTGCCAGCACTTGACCGCTAGATTTTTCAATCGTCACTACATAAGGAAGCGCCAAACCTGTTGCATTTCCCTTCTTATCCCTGTGCTCGTGACCCTCTAAATCCAAGTTNACATGCATCTCAAGGATCTTATAACGGTCATCTGTCGTGGCCCTAAACCCCAACTTTTCCGCTATCTTTTTCTCAATCTCATCTAAAGTATTGTCAGGATCTCCCAGATCAATGTCACGGTAAAACCCAGCAATCTGTAGCCTGATCAACTCATTCTCAGTCTTTCTCATCACATGCGTGATGCGTTCAGCTGACATCAAGCTCGATGCGCCATAAGGAACCACCAAGTCTTCAGCAGGAATGTACATCGATACCTGTCTATCTAGACTGGGATCTACATACACCTTCTTAAATCCATTTCCTGATAATCCCACACCCCATAACATTCTTTCATGTTCGGGTCTGTATTCCTGCATCCTGTCCGTCAACTCATAATTCATATCCTCTACGACACGGTGCATCGCCTCTTTCTTCTCAGGCGTCTCTTTCCCTACGATCTCACCCCTTACTGGGCCAGCCGCTGGAAAAGTCTCCATGATTGTCTCTGACTGAAACTTGATTACCGCTTCAGCCAGCACAGGATGGTACACGCCACATGCACCCTCCCATGGCTCATTCCTCTCCTCAATCTTCAGTCCCAGTAACTCTAGGCCATCGACATAGGTTTGGATCCAATCTTTCCTTGAGTCCAAATCCGATTGGAACTCACCAACCAAGTCTCCACCAATCTGTAGAAGAATACTTTCAGGCAAACTTTCCGCCAAGTTCTCCTCAAAGTCATCGATCTCCTTGCCCATGTGGATTTGAACATCCCCCATGTCAATGTTTACACTCTCGGGATCCTCAATCTCTATCTCCACATCTGGACCCATCATGGGTAGTCCAGCTGGCGTTGCATACAAGGCTTTGTCGATCGTCATATTGGTCCTTTAATAATAAGCTCTTTTGCGTCTGAATTCTCTTGGCTCATCTGGCTCATCGGTCTGTAGAGAAATAAATCCACCCCTCCTAAACCTCAATAATGCCTGTGTCGTTGAGTCCACCAAGTCATCGTGATCTGAATTGGGAAAAGCCGCCAACTCCTCAATCACTTCCTCCGCCCACCTCTTCCTCGGAGCCCAGATCTTACCACTCGCAAACAAATCCGATACAGAATTCACCCTAGATATCTTATCGTTTCCTCTCGTTGGCGTAAACTCCTGAACAGGAATTCCCATCCTCCTCAACTCAAATATCAACGGAGCTCCACTCGCCTTTGCCTCCACAATGAACGCATCTGGCTGAAACTCCTGATACATCTCCATCGCCCTTGTCTTTAACTGAGGAAACTCCATCCTTTCCTTCAGAGCATCCAACAAAATAATATTTGGATCCTGTGGGTTTTCATTCAAATAAAAAACACCCCAAGTCGTACACGCTGAATAGTCAGCCCTCTCACTCTTCGTAAAAGCCGTATCCCATGACTGAATGATAAACTCACAAGGTGGTGGTCTATCCTGTTCCCAGATTTGCCACCACTCCCTCTTGACCAACGCACCTTCTTCTGACGTTGGATCCTGCTGGTACTGCGCTTGCCACTTGGCCAGTGGTAACTCTTCCCTCAGCTTAGACAACTCATCATAAGACCAAAACTCAGGCCACAAAGGCTTCTCATTCCTCTTGATCGCAGGTAACTGGATGATCTCCCACTCATCCCCGTCCCTGTCAATCATGGCCTGACAAACTTTGCCCGTCAGGTCCCTCTTCGACCATCTCGTCATCACGATCACAATCGATCCACCTGGCTGTAAACGCTGTCTAGGACCCGATGTATACCACTCATACACCTTGTCAAACACACTCGGATCCGAGGACGCTAACGCTGCTTCCTGTTCCGAATGCGGATCATCAATAATAAGCAAATCAGCGCCCTTACCAGTGACTGTACCGCCAACACCAATAGCAAAATACTCCCCATTAGAATTAGTGGACCAACGGCCAGCAGCCTTAGAATCAGATCTAAGAGCCACATTCGGGAATACCTTGGAATACGTTTCTCCATCTACCAGATTCCTTACTTTACGTCCAAACCCTACCGCCAGTTCCGCAGTGTTTGAACATTGGATGATCTTCTTATTAGGGAACTTGCCGAGATACCAAGCTGGTAATAAATAAGAAGCAAATTCGGACTTAGTATGTCTCGGAGGCATGTTGATAATAAGCCTTTTAGTCTCTCCACGAGCAATCTCCTCAAACTTCTTTGCCATCAGTTCATGATGATCCCCATGAATAAANCCAGGCCACATCGTCTTCACAAACGCCATGAAGTCNACCTGACCNTCCTCCCTCGTCACAGCATCACTGTAACCCTGCACCAAAGGCATCANCGTGGCCCTCTCCTCCTCTGGAAGAAGATCCAACAAATACTCCAATACCTTATCATCCATTTAAATTCCTCATCCGCAAATAAGACGGCCTGATACTCCTAGCCTTTCCCTTCACTCCCTTACATATCCCTAACTTCACCAAAGCCCACATCTTCCTGTTCACATTCCCTCTACCCGTCTCCCCAGTAATGTACATCACATCCTCTATGGACGGCCCAAACCCATGCGCCTTCCACCATTCATCTATCACGTGATATATCTCCTTCTGCGCTCTGGTCATCTCTTTCTCCAAAATATATACCCCCCCCTACCCTTTTTCTACCCAATTGGAAGGGGGTGGGTTCATCCCTCCAACT